ATCCTGGGCCGGACCGACCGCCGCCGCGCTGGATCTGTTCCACCTGGGCCGCGCTGATCGCCGCCGCGCCGGGCGTGCTCCATCCTGGGCCGGACCGACCGCCGCCGCGCTGGGTCTGCTCCATGCCGGGCCGAACCGATCGCCGCCGCGCTGGATCTGTTCCGCCTGGGCCGCGCTGATCGCCGCCCACCATCACCGCCGCCCACCATCACCGCGCCGCCACTATCAGCACTCCGCCAAACAAAAAAAACGCTTTTCGCCCTATAAGGAAGCGAAAAAGCGCCCCGAAAACCTGTCAATATCCCAACCGCCCAAACATTAAAAACCGCCATTTGTGAAACGTGCACAAAACCTGCCGCCGTTCATCCCCCTAAAGGGGGATGGCGTTTTTTTGCCGTTTGCCGCCTTGCCGAATGTTAAAAAATGCCGGGTGTATGCTGATGCCGCCGGGAACACAAGCCCACGGCAAACCCGGAACGCTATGCAGGGAGGGAGGAGCGAAACATGATGCCGAACGCACCAGAGACCATTGAGCGAATCACGGCAGAGCGCGAACAATACCGCGCCAAGCTGGAGCAAGCCGAAAAGCGGATTGCATTGCTCGAAAGAGCCATTGAAAAGCTTGTTTGCAGGCTGAAGGCCGCAAAGGCCAAGTAACAAAAAAGCCGCCTGCGCTCCACTACAGCACAGACGGCAAGGCAATACGACCGGGGCAGGGTCTCCCTGCTACCCTGCCCCAATTATACCACGCCAGCAGGCTAAACCGCAATACAGAAAGGGGCTTTACCATGAAGAAATTTGCCACCGTCGAAACCATCCGCGCCGCCATCAATTCCCGCCGCGATCGTTCCGCCTGGAATAAGGGCGTTAACCTCTATGCCCTCGACCTGCTGAACGACCTCGAGGAGCGCTGCGCCTATGAAGGCCGCGAACCGGAGACCCGCGAAGAGCTGACCGCGTGGCTGCTGAATGGTGCTTATAACTGGCAGCAGTATTCCGAGGGCGCTTGCTCTCTGGTCTGCGACTGCGATATCGCCGAGCGCCTTTGCACCCCGTCCGAGCTCAAGCGCACCCATGGCGGAGAACGCCAGCCGAACCGATGCGAACTTTGGCTTGACGTCCAGGCACGCGCCCTGAATCAGGCCGCAACCCGCATCCGCCGCGCCTATGTTGAGATCCAGCGCCGCACCGCCTGAACCTCTCCCGCAGCGCGTTTTTCGGCCTCTCCGGCTCCTCCAGTCGGAAAGGCCCATAAAGCGCACCGCATGCGCCATCAGCTTTCAAATCAAGAAAGGGGATTTTTTCATGACTATGCAGCTTTACACCCTTCCGGACGGCTCCGAATACCTCCGCGGCAATGGCCTTTCCGGTCTCCATGTTGACCGCACTTGCACCGCGCCGGAATGGTGCAACGCCCACGGCTACACACCGTCCTATCTCGTTTGCGATCAGCGCGGCGCCGTGTATACCGTCTTCCAGGCTCCCAAATATGGCATGGCCTGCGCGATCCCGGGCATACATATTTCGCCGTTCCCCGTCATTTTCCCCGAGATCCAGGGCACGTTTGAAGCCGCTGCCATTTCCAGCGGAACCGAAGACAAGACGCCTGCGATTTGCGGATACTATGGCCGCGCGTGCCGCTGCATGGGGGATCCTTCCGGCGCTTGCCGTGCCCTTTGCGCCCGCTGCCCGCTTGCGGAATACGCCGCAAACCTCGGTTCCATCTGACCGCCTCCCGCCGCTTTCAAATCAAGCAGCGCGTTTTCCGATCCGCCCGCACTCCTCCAGCCCGAGCGGATCCACAAAGCGCACAGCATGCGCCCATCGCTTCTAAATCAAGCAATCTATTTTCAAGGAGGCATCCCCCATGAAGCCCGAAACCACTGCCTATCTTCTCTCCCTCCTCGATTCCCAGTATGCCCACATCGCCGAACAGGCCCGCGTATCGAAGGCCGCCGGAGAGCGCCAGCACCTCTATTACAACGGCATGCGCACCATGCTTGAAGCCGTCCTTTCCGAAGGGTACACCGACGACGCCTGCATGCTCTCCGTATCCGCTGAAGGCGTGCATTCCGTCTTCGATCGTTCCCAAATCGAGCAGAGCTCCGAGCCGGAACCCGTTCCCGCAAGGCCGGATCTGCTCACCATCGCCCTGGAGCACGGCTTCACCGGCGCCGAGTTCGCCCGCCTGAGCGTCAAGCGCATCCGCCCCAGCGTCACTCAGGGCTTTGCCTCCATCTGCGTTGACGGCAAGGAAGTTATCAATTTTGCCGACGCTATGGTCCTTCGCTGCTCCGACGGCACCTTTTCTAACGGCTTCCGCACCCTTGACCCGGCAGAAGTTCACGAATTCGGCTATGAGATCTCCGGCTGGGGCTCCGTTAAAACCGACGAAGACTTCCTTCGCGCCGCCATCGCCCACCCGCTCGACTCGATCTATCACTATTCCGACATGCTCCGCAAGGCCCTTGTCCGCTGATCGTTCCCAAATCAAGCAGCGCGTTTTTCGGCCTCTCCGGCTCCTCCGGTCGGAAAGGCCCATAAAGCGCACAGCGCCCGAACCTTTCCCGCATCGTTCCTAAATCAAGAAAGGGGTTTGTATCATGCTCAGAATCAATCACAAGGCCGTCAAGGCAAAGGCCCTCCGCTGGATCTGCGAAAACGCCGACTTCACCGGCTATGAAGACTTCGCGTCCGTCGACTGTTCCGACCCGCACGCCGTCTGCGCTGCCCTTCTCTCCATCTGCCAGGCGGAGAAGTTTTACAGCACCTATCCGACCCCCGGTTCAATGCTGGAAGACTGGTGCATGGGCCTTCCCTCCGCGCTCGATACCGCTGAATATCTCTATCGCCCCGGCGCCCGCGATCTGCTCTGCGGCTGGCTGGAAATGACCGACGAAGAGAAGACCCACTATTGCGAATACGACTGCGCCGTCACGCTCAACCGCATCATTGTGCGCGAGATCCTGCGCAATGCCTGACCCGCCCAGCGTTCCTAAATCAAGCACGCCATTTTCGGTGCCTCCCGCAAATGCCCGCCGTTCCTAAATCAAGCAGCCCATTTTGAAAGGAGCATCCCGCCATGAAACTCTTCCGTGCCATCCTCGCCGCCCTGCTCGTCGCCATGTCCGCACCCGAAGGCCGCGAATGGTCCGCCGCCGCGGACGCCATCTTCACCCGCGAAGGCCTCTGATCCCGCCGATCGTTCCTAAATCGCCCAGCGCGTTTTTCGACCTGCCCGGCCCTCCAGTCAGGCAGGCCCATAAAGCGCACAGCGCCCATCGTTCCTAAATCAAGCAATCTATTTTGAGGAGGTACACCCCATGAAGACCTATGATCTCACCCAGGCTGCCGCCCATTGCTCCGCCATCCTGCAGGCCGCGTCCGGTGCAAACGTCGAACACCTGCACATGACCGCCGAGTACCTCTCCGGCTTCCGTTTCCCCGAACTCCTGCACGACAATCGCGATAACCCGCTTCTGCCCGGTGACGACTACCTGGTCATCACCTGCCGCAACGGCTATCAGTACTATGTCAACGTCACCGCCGACAGCGCCCTGACCGCCTGTGCGGAACTGTTCGCCTTCGCCTCCCGCAAACTCTGATCCCGCCCATCGTTCCTAAATCAAGCAATCTATTTTGAGGAGGTCTTCCCCATGCGTAAACCCCGTCCCGCATCCTCTCTCCCGGTATACGAGCGCGCCGTCGCCCGATTTCCGCACCTTGCATCCCTGGCCGATTCCCGCGCCTTCTGCCGCCAGCTTCTCCTGCTGGAAGCCGTCCCGGGTATCCTGCCCGTCGAATATTGGCGCATCGCCCGCATGGCCGAAACCGGCAAATGGCCCGCCTGATCGTTCCTAAATCAAGCCGCCCTCTTCCCAACCCCGCCCCTCCTGTGCTATCATAAAGACACAGTTCCAAAAACGAAAGGAGCCAGCACCATGAAACTTAAGGACAAAACCCGTACCGTCGAAATCCACATGCAGGAATACAGATACGGCACATGGTACCCGGATTGGAGCGAAGATTTCTTTGACGCCGGCCAACTGCCCTACGACGAAGACGAAGACGCCTATATCGTCGCCAGCGTCGACTACTGCATTGAAATGGCGACCGATTGGAAGTTTGCCCGCGGCGATTTCCAGGAAGACGCCGAGATCGATCCGGACGACCGCGTCGTAACGATCGACGGCGACTCCGTCTGACCCATCGTTCCCAAATCAAGCACCTCTTTGGGAAAGGAGCGCTCATCATGCCTACGATCTGCATGTTCCGTGGGATCAAGATCTATATGAACTGGCGCGACCATATGCCGCCCCACTTCCATGCCGTTTATGGCGGCGAGGAAGTCGTCGTCTCCATCCACGACATCGAAGTCTTGGACGGCTCTCTGCCCGGCAAACAGCTCAAAATGCTCCTTGGCTGGGCCGCCCTGCATCAGGACGAGCTCGAAGAGAACTGGCTTCTGGCCATGCGCCAGCAGGAACTCTTCCCCATCGCTCCCCTGCAGTGAAGGGGTGCCAGCCCGTGAAAGACGTCTCTTTCTATCTCTCTCGCGGCTTTGATCGCCGCACCGCCGAGTATTATGCCGCCGGCCGCAGACGGATCCTGTCTGTCTGCGCGCTGCCGGCCTATACCCTCCGGCTTACCTTCGACAACGGCGAGACCCGCACCCTCGACTGCCGCCCGTACCTGCTCCCCGGCACCGTCTTTGAACCCCTTCTCGCCGCCGATGTGTTCTCCCGCGTCTATCTTGACGAAACCGGCTGCCCCGCGTGGGATATCGACCCCGCGGTGGACAGTGCCGTCGTCTGGTCCAACAAGGTCGACTTGGGCGCAGACACCTGCTATCTCGACAGCACGCCCGCCCATCGTTCCTAAATCAAGCAGTCCGTTTTCCCCAAATAGATAAAAGCCCCAATACAGCACCTTCGCCGTACCGGGGCTTTCTCTATGTTCCTAAATCGAGCAGCCCATTTTCAGGCCTCGCAATTCGGTTTCTCCGCAGTCGTGTTCAGATCCCAAGTAGTTCGAAGAACTCTTTTTCGCTCAGTATCTTTATCTTTCCTCCCTTTTCGATCTGTTCGATCGCCAATCTTTCGTTATCTGTCACCTCGCCCCTTTGGCGTTTCTCGTCTGCGACCACCAAGATATCTGTCTTCCCTGACACTTTCTTTGTCACATCTCCGCCCTTATCAAGCACCAGTTGCCACGCATCGCCTTTGCTGTATCCGTGTAACTCTCCGGTGATAACGACCTTCACTCCGTTCAGCGGCCCGTCTTCGCCATTTTCCGTACTGTTTGCCTTATATTCCGATATTTTCTTCTGCGTTCCCGTTTTCTTTTCCAACGCCTCTTTCAGGTTCGGGTCTTGTTCGATCTGTGCCAGCAGTTTATAAAACACCGCGCTGCAGATCAGACAGTCGGTAAGCGCACAGTGTGCTCCTTCCGTATCAATCCCCAACCGGCTTGCCGCATCGGTAAGCTTATGTCCGATTTTCCCTCCGGGGTATAACTTTTTGTCGATACTGAGCACATCGACGGTTTCGTTCTGGATCTCCGTACCGGCATATTTGGAAAAATACCTTTTGAGGACGACCCTATCATAAGAGTTGATGTTGTACCCCATCAAAACATCGTTTCCAACGAACCGCACAAACTCAGGAATGACCTCTTCCGGCCCCTTTGCATCCTTGAGCATCTCTTCGGTGATGCCGTTGATCTCCATAGACTCATTGTTGAATTTCCCTTTGGGCTTAATTCTGGCGCAGAATCGAGCTGTTTCCTTGCCATCCCTGTACCGAACAGCAGCCGCTTCTATAATCTTGGCAAACGCTGGATTGTTGCTTGTCGTTTCCAAATCCACCACGGTATAATCCTGCAGAGCAGATAACGCGATAGCCCCGCCTTCCTTGTTCATTTTTCCGCCCTCTTTCAAATATTGTCGCCCGTATCAGCGCACCTCCAGTATAGCACTGCATAGCTGCCCAAACAAGCAAAAGCCCCGATACAGCACCTTCGCCGTACCGGGGCTTTCTCTATGTTCCTAAATCAAGCAGCCCGTTTCCGAGCCGCCCGCCAGAGCTCCTTTTTCTTTTCATCAGCACAGTTTCGCAAAGTCCTTGAGCGCCTGCCCGTGCCACCTGTGCGCCGTGGTCACGTCCCGTCCGATGCTCTCCGCGATATTTTCCCATGTCGCACAGTTCAGATACCGCATCTCCAGCACCACCCTGTGCTTCCTGTCCTCGATCATGTCGATCTTCCTGCGCACATCCTCTTTCAAATCAAGCAGCCTCTGCATCTGCCTCTCGCATTCTCTGCTTTCCTCGATCATCCTGTCCCGAATCTTCGTGAAGTCGCTGCCGCTGCCGCCCCGGGGCATCCCGGTCATCACCGATGTGCATTTCTTACTCAGCGCGTCCAGCCGTTCGATCTGCTCCAGCTTCATCTTCACCGATTCGTCGGCGAAGACCACCTGCATCAAATAGTTTTTCGCTTTCTCTGACTCTGTCAAACAGCGCCTCCTCTCCCATGTGTGTTCCCTTTCATCCCTCTTACCATGCGATGCGCGTCTTGACCTTCCCTGCGCATTCCGGACAGAAGCATTTGTATCCGCCCTGGCCGACCCTCCAGCCCTTCGCCCTCGCATAGTCCATCATTTCCTGTACGCCGCCCTTGTCCGCCTCGCGCGTGATCACAGCCTTGCATTCATCGCAGAACGCCTTCATCAATACCCTCTTTGTTACCGGCATTTTCCTTTCTCTCCTTTCCCCTCGCCTCGCGCACCATCTCGCGCACCTGTTCCTTCGTCGGGTACCGCCCGCATGTCCTCTTGCCTTCCGGGCACCACAGATAGTGTTCGCATTGCGGCACCAGCCTTTCGGCCAGCGGCCTGTTCAGTTCCCAAATCAAGCCGCGCATTTCCTGCGCAAGCTCCCGGGCAAATTCCTGCGCCCGCACACACAGCCGCTTATTGCAAAACCGCATCAGCGCCTCCGGCGTAAACCCGATCGTAAAGGCCGTTGTCGTCGCCCTTGGCAGGCAGAAGTTCGCAGCCTCCGTCGCCTCCGCAGGCGAAACGCCGCCCTTCTCCAGCATGCCCTTGATCACCCTGCGTTCCCGGTTGATATGCTCCATCAGCGCCCCGTACCGCGCCCTCGCCCGTTCGTTGCGCTCGATCCTGCCCGGCACCGCCCACGCAAACCCGTCCTTATCGATGTACCGAAACGACGCCATGTTCTTCACGACCTCGTCCGCCGGCACGTTTGCGATCCGGTCGATCTCGTCTGCGATGTCGTAATTGTCCTGCATCTCAAAGGGCACCTTCACGCCGATCTCATGCCGCAGACATTGCTCTGCCGTGCCGCGGTCAACGCCGTCCACTTCAAATTTGATGTACTCGCATCGGCTGCCGCTCATGTGCTCCGTCTCTATGCAGCTCTGCCCCACGCGCTTTGCGTACTTCTCAGGCGTGCCGTAGCAGACCGCGGCAAACTGCCCGTGAGCCACTTGGATATTCCTGACCGCGTCAGGATTCAAACATCTTACCCGCACCTCTGTCCATCCTCATTTCATACACGATTTTCTTTCCGTTTTCCATGATCGCGTTGATATACCGCGGATACTTCTGCCCCGGATTGAACCTCTGATCCTCCGGCAGCACCGAAAGCAGTTTCGTGTGGTTCGCCTCACATGCCATGCAGTCCTCGTCGTCCGCATAGACCGCGCCGCAGACCTCGCATTTGTATAGCTTCTGTTTCACCATTGTCTTCGTCCTCCGTTATTCGTCTATCCTCTCGTTCTCGTCCTGAATCCCGTAACGTACAATGCTCCCGTCGCTCATCACCACGTCCACCACGTCCGGCCACCTGCGCGTCTGCCTGTATGCCCGGACAACGCTCTTCTCCGGAAGCATAACGCTCTTCGGCCGCGAATGCAGATCCTCGTGCGCCCTGCACTTCTCCTCATCGACAAACCTCAGCCCGCAGCAATCGCATACAAACTCCGTCGTTACGACCGTTTTCAAATCAAGCCCTCCGTTTCTGTCAGTTGTTCTGTGCGCAGTCCACAAACCATGTGAACGGGCCGTGCCATCCCAGCTTCACCGTTCCCAAGGAACCGTTCCTCTGCTTGGCAATGATGATCTCCGCCTTGTCCCTGTCCTCCGTGTCCGGGTCGTAGTACTCTTCACGGTGCACGAACATCACCACGTCCGCGTCCTGCTCGATCGCTCCGGAATCGCGGATATCACTGAGCATCGGGCGATGGTTCGTCCTTCCGGCAGGCGCGCGGGAAAGCTGACTGAGCGCCACAATCGGCACGTCCAGCTCCTGCGCAAGGCCCTTGAGCGCACGGCTGATCCCGGCGATCTCTTCCTGCCGGGAACCAAACTGCCCGGCGCCGCTCATCAACTGCAGATAGTCCACCATGATCAGATCCAGACCGCCCTCCATCTGGAGCCTGCGCGCCTTGGACCGCATCTCCGGCACCGTGATCCCGCTCGTCGCATCGATGTAGATCTTGCTCTCGCCGATCATGGCCATCGCCTCGCACAGCCGCATCCATTCGTCCGCTTCCAGTTCTCCCCGGCGCACGCTCTGCATGTTCACCCGCGCTTCCGTGCACAGCATGCGCATCGCAAGCTGCTCCGCCGGCATTTCAAGAGAAAAAACAGCCGCTTTTTTTCCCTGCCGGATCGCCGCATTGCCCACAATGTTCATTCCGAATGCAGTTTTTCCCATGCTCGGCCTCGCCGCGATCAACACCAGCTCTCCGCCGTGCAGTCCGGTCAGCATGTCGTCCAACTCGCTGTACCCCGTCGTTACGCCCTCGATCCTGCCCTTGCTGATCGCCAATTGTTCGATCTTCTCATACGTCTTGAGCAGCACCGGCTGTATCGGCTCCAGCATTTCGCCGCCCTTGCGCATGCTGATGTCGTATACCATCTTTTCCGATCGCGCCAAGACCTCCGCCGTGTCCATGCCGCTCCCCGCCAGCCTTGAAATCTCGCCGCCCGCTTCCATGAGCCGCCTCAGCGTCGCTTTCTCGTCCACGATTTTGATATACGCCTGCACGTTCGCAGCCGAAGGCACAAACCGGTTCAGTTCCATCAGGTACTGAAACCCGCCCACGCCTTCCAGCTTGCCCTCGCGCCCCAGCATCTCGTCCACGACCACCACGTCGATCTTCTTCCCGCTGCCCGCGGCCCTGCACATCGCAGAAAAGATCTCCCTGTGCGCCGGATCATAAAAATCCTCGCTCTTGAGCTCTTCGATCGCCGCCATCGCGGCCTTGTCCGAGATCAGCATGCTGCCCAATACGCTCTTTTCCGCGTCCGTGTGGTGCGGCGGCAGCCTCGCCTCCAGCTCCTGCTTGCCCATTGTGCCCTCTCCTTTACCCTTCCCGTTTCTCTTCCTTCTGCCTGTCCAGCGCCTGCATCAGCGTTTCGATCGTCTTATCCTTCATCTCTGCGATCTGCCGGCTTTTTTCCATCGCGCTTTCATAGTCGCTCACAAGCTTTGACCATCTGCGCACTTGCCTGAGCATGTCCCATGCCATCGCCCAACCGTTCTCCGCAAATTCCCTCTGCGTGACCGCCGCCAGCATGTAAAACGCCGTCAGTACAATGCCGATAAACAGCCCGACCAGAAGCCCAAATACAAACCCGCTCATCAGCCGCTCACCGGCCCCTTCTCAATGGCCTGCTCCGCAGCTTCCAAATCAAACTCGCCGTTTTTCCCGCGCTTGCGCAGGCATTCTTTGTAATCCAGCATCGCCTGCCACTGCTCGTTCCACAAAAGCATCATGCACTTCGGCCCCGGTTCCAGCTCGTCCCAGCGCTCCAGCATCTCTTCCATCTGCTTTGCGCGCACGCTCACCTGCACATATTCCAGCGCAAGCGCTTGGGGGTCGTTCCCGTTCCCAAATATAATATCGCGCGCCCATTCCAGCATGTCCGCCGCTTTTCCGAGCCTGCCGCTGCTCTCCTCGCCGGCGTACCAGCGCAGAAACCCCAGCATTTCGCTAAACTTCTGCTTCGTCATCTTTGCCGCCATGCACGCCCTCCTTCATCAGCTCCATCGCAACGCCGCGGAACCAGTCCCTGCGCAGGATCATCACGCCCTTCTTCACCAATAGCATCCCGGCAAGTTCGTTGCCCTTGCGGTTCACCCGCTCGATCAGGCGCATCTGCTCGGCCTCCGTTCGGATCTTCAGCCGCCGCGCCTCGGCGTTGAACTCCCGGATAAAATCTTCGATCAGCTCTCGCGCCGCCTCACAACAGTCGCCGCTTGCCAGCCTCCAGCCGTACTTTTCCACATATTCCTTGTTTTTCATCGCATCCCCTCCATAGCTTTCAAATCAAGCGCGCCGCCGCCTGCGCAGCTGCGCTTGCCGCGACCATGCATGCGATCTTCGCCCACTTCGGCGCCTGCGGCCACGCCATATCAACCAGCATAGCCGCGCCGATCGCCGCGATGAACCCTAAGAGAAATGCTCCAATGTATCGCATCATCTCAGCACACCTTTCCGTGCTTGTACGGACGCGTCTTGTTGTACTCGTGTTTCTCGATCAAAAGCTCCATCGGGTCCAGCCCGCGCCCCTTGATCCACTGCCATGCAATGGTCACCGCCTCCAGAAGGCCGTAAACCTCAAACTCGTCTCCGCGCAAGCGGCTGCTATCCGCTCCGCAAACCTCCCTGTGCAGCCTGTTCACCAGCGCCGGCAAGGTCAGCTCCTGCACCTTTCGTGTCCATCCCTCGCCTTCCTCATCCAGTATTTCCAGATAATAATCGGCCGTTCCGTCCGTGTATTCTTCCGCACCGCCGGTCATCCCCAGATAGTCGAGGATCCTGATCACGCCGTCGATCAGTTCCACGCAGATGCCTTCGGGCTTGGGTTCTCTTTTCAAACAGGGAACATCCGGCGTCAACGGACATGCCGCATTCGGACAAATACCTACCTTTTTCTCGTCAAGACAGTAAAACCACCTATCCGGTCTGCCTGCCCTGTATTCCTCCAGCGCCTCGCTCCATTCCGAGTGGATCAGCGCATAGATCTCCGCCGTCTCCCGCTCTTCGTCCCACCAGCCGTGCGCCTTCGCGTTCTCGTGGATCTCGCGGGCCACCTCGCCCAGCGTCATTTCCCTGTGCATCGTCATGCTCCCTTCTTCTCCTCACCACGCGCTTTGCATCCGCGCCCGTGCGGCGTCAGTCCCTTTTCCCTCGCGATCCTGCATACACTCGTCTCGCTGACCCTGTGCTTGCAGGAGATGTCAAACACCATCATGCCAGCCGCATAATCCGCCGCCACTTGTTCCCGGACCACATCACTGATCACTCTCTGTCTCTTCATCTTCTCCTCACTCCATCGCTGCAGAAATCATCAGTCCACACCACGCTCTGGCCTTTATTCGGGTCGCCGCGTCCCAGCGCGCACGCCATGACCCCGTCCGCGAAATATGGTTTTCTGCCCTCAGGCAATGCCCTTGCGTGTGCGCAGTCCTTGCACCGCACAACCTCCACAGCGTCCACAGGTGGTGCTTTCATAATGCATCCCAGTAATTGAGTTGCCCTTGCACTACCATTTGATTCAGGGTTCTCGTATATGGCGTTGTATAATGCCGCCCGGCTTATCAAGTCTCCGTTCATTTTCCCATCCTTTCCGGGTAATCGTCCCACGATTTCAAATACTTCATATGGGCAAGTTCCTTCTGCGTCGCTTCCAGCTTTTCAGCCATCCTATAAATTGGGCATTTCGTGCATTCTCCGTAAAAATGCTCCTCGCCGCAATAGGCTTCGCAGATTTCGCACGACTGTTTAAAAAGCGGATTGTCTGTAAAAGGCGTTTTTACTTTTCCCATCCCGCCGCGCTCCTTTCATCATCGGTCGGCCTGCGCTCCCAGCAGCGCCAAGTTTTGCCGTAATAGTCCTCAAGCAAAAGCCGGGGCTTTGCGCTTCCAAGCATTTGCACATCCCAACCGTTTTTCGCGGACATCGACATATAGAAATCGCCGATGTAAAGCGCACCGTTCTTATGCTCTACCCACAGCGGATCGTCCTCTATCCAAATCTCCTCCAGCGTTATCGGCTTGAGCGTCGGCTTTCCGACCCACGCATACAGATTATTGCGAAGCTGTTCGTCGTCTGTCGCCGCGGCATAAGCCTGCAAAGCCTTTGCCGCAGCGGGGTCTTTGTCAGGCTTGAGAACAAAGCACCGATCATTCACCGGCGTTCCGTCCATCTTCGTGATTATGTATTTTGCATACAGCCCTACATCTCCCATTCCGCCGCGCTCCTTTCCTCGTCGGTCGGCCTACGCGCCCAACATCGCCATGTGCGACCGTAGTTGGCATAAAGCAAATAATCCGTTTCACGCGCGTTCAAGTTCTCAAACTTCCCATAAAAGCCCGTGCTGTCTTTGTCAAGCAGATCGGGATACACTTTTTCTCCTATCCGTTCAATCCAGCATGGCATAAAGTAGTGGCGCGGAAGTTCTTGGCGCGTCATCGGCTTCAGCAGCGGCGCAGGGCGGCGGCGCAGGGCGGCGGCGCGGGCGGCTTCTTCGGCATCTTTTTCCTTGAATGCGCTTTGCACCGGGCCCCTTGCACCACATTTGCGGCAAGTAAATTCACATTCCCAAACAGAGCCTCTTTTATATAGTGCAGGCTTCATCTCCGCCCCGCACCACGGGCAAAGAACCTTGTCAAACACCATTCAGCGCCCCCTCTTTAGGATGTTTCGGCAACGGCATCCAATGCGTAACGCAATCGGTCATGTTTTCAAGGTCTTTCGTCATCCATTCGCCATCGCCATAATAAATGCACTCTACAACCTCGCACGTATCGGATGCGAAAACCAGATAGTGAGAATCGTTCTCCGGCAGTTTGTCCTTTACGCTAATCCATTCGGGCATCTGCGCTTTATTCGCATCATCTTCCTCGATCGGCTTCGGCGGCGTGTATCGGCACGTGGTGGCGGCGAACAACTTGTTCTCTGCTTCCTGTTCCGTGCGTCCATATACCTTCGGAGACAACGCACCACACTCTAGGCATTTTGCCTGTATAATCCAGTTATGGCCGCCCATGTCTGGCAGGCCTTTCTGCCACGGTATTGGGAGGAACATCTCACTCCCGCACCACGGGCAAAGGATTTTGTCAGACATGCTCACACCTCCTGCACCTTTTCCACCATTTTGCGCAGCATCCATATTCATGTCCAAACATACGGCGTACGGTCTCGCAGAGTGCATACTTCCAAATCTGCCACAACGGTTCACTCATCTTCCGCCACCTCCGCAATGATTCGATCGACAACCCTTTCAAACTCTTTTGTCCTGCCCGTGAACTTGTGCCACAGCTTCACGCCGAGCTTGATTGCGCTGACCTTTTCCATCAGTTTCCCGCACAGATGCAGCAAAGCAACGCCAAGCCCGACAAGCAGGGCAAGCATTCCCACGGTCATAACGCCATGAGCAAGTCCGATGTTAAACCCCATCAGTTCAGTAGTCATTCAGCCACTCATCCTCCATTAAGTCTGCCTTATGATTCCATTTGCGGATTGCATTTTCTATGCTTGCGATTCCAAAACTCCCGGTATCGGTTGCCACCAGATGGGCTTTGCGCAGAAACGGCTTGCACTGTATAACCGTTGCATACTTTCTGTCGCTGTAATGGATTCGGGGCATCTTACCACATTCAGGACATGGTTCTATTGTCATTTCCTGTCACCTCCACCAGCTCCGGATTGTCGTGGATGTTGCCGATGATCTCAACGGTGGTATGCGAGAGATCGTCAGGGCACAGGCTCCACATGATGTGTTTCTGCCACGACGGATATATGATCCACAATCCGTCCTTGCGTTGCTGCACCGTGCCTCGCGCACACACTCCCTCGCTCCAACACTCCACGATATCCCCTTCAAAAATCCGTTTCCCGTTCTTGTCAGTCAGTCCGGTATACTGGCCCACGGTTCTGTAATCAACGCCGACCATTCGGTTGTACACCAGTTGGCGCACGCTCATCGAGCTCGCGCCATTGAGCCACGGATATATTGCAACCTGCTCATGGTTCCCGGAATCAATCAGAGACCCATACACCCACGGTTCTTCATCCCATACGGATTTTTCTAATCGCATGCCCCTGAACAAAATCTCACGCATCGGTCAATCCTCCTGTACCTCTTCCAGCATACCTCCGATAGTCCCCGACCCGCAGGCCGTGCGCAAGAGCCACATTCGGTTCCATCAATTCAGCTGTCATTTTTTAGCCTCCATTTTCATTGATTTTGTGGACATTTGATGCTGATGTCTATGGGCGAATCCTTGATGAACTTGATGCCATTGCCTGCGGGATATATCGTTTGCTTGATCGCTTCACATGCTGCAAGATATTCCTGCTTCGGGCCGCAAACAGGCTCATGTATGCAGCAGTTGCGCTTCTCGCTGATAATCATGTATCATCACACCTCCCACGGGAATTCCTGCCGGAAGTCGTCGCCCATGATCTCACGAAGGGATTCCTTCATGAACAGCGGAACGCCAGCCTGTTCACATGCTTCTGCGATATCCATGACCCATTTCTTCTCTGGAATCACTTTGTTCTTCCTGTTGCCGGTTTCTGCGCCGACGATAGCCCAACCGATGTTCTTGATGCAGAACTCTTCGAAAGGCCGGAGCAGAGGTTCGATACTCACGAATGCATTTACAAGCACGTCCGCATCAGTATGAAAAGCGGCCTTGTTACCGATCGGACCTTCCTGAGACCAACCGAACCACATGTTATCCGGCATTGGTCTGTTCAGCACGCTCTCGAATCTGGAGGGATTCTTCGTGAGGAACAGGTATCGGTGCTGTGGGGCCGCCTTGCATGCTTCAAATACTGCGTGAATCCACTCGTCAGGCACCCATTCGCCGAACAGGTCTGCCATGCTGCACACGAAGATCGTGCGCGGCTCCGACCATTTGGATGGCTGATCGAGACGGTAACGATGGAGAGTCGGAAGAAAAAACCACGGATACGGCGCTTTGTGCAAGCCGTTCTTGCGCATGATGTGCTTGGGCCTGTCCAGCTCATGCACCCCAATCGCAACATCAATGCCGACTGGGTTCTTTTCCTCGTCGTGGTCGAAGCCACCATACCTATTCGCGAGGGTACGAGCATAACAATACTCGCAATCGTGCAGGCAGCCCGTAACCGGGTTCCATGAACTGTCGCACCAGTCGATTTTCGTTTTGTAGCCCATCATTCACACCATCCTTCTGGTTTTTCACAGCGTTCAAATTCAATCACCCACACCCACGGGTTCGCATGATACCCATACTCTCGCAGATCGTCGCGCTTGATGGTCGTGTCCCACAGCGTGCAAAATCTTTCAAGAGGGCCGTCTGTGCCCGCCGGAAAATCAGCAAAGCCTTCGGCCATCGCATCTTCCTCGCTCATGTCCTGCAGCTTCTCCACGCGCACATCCTTGACCTGCAGGAAGATGCGGGCCGCTTCCTTGGGCATGTGAATGGGAGGATACCAGCGGTTGTTTTCTCCGGGTAGGCACTCTGCTTTAAGGTCGATATCATCAGCTTTGTAGCAGAATTGCAGGTCATCGTGGATGCCGTCATAGTGTGTACTCCACGTTTCCCGTACCCACAGGATGTCGCCGGTGTTGCAAGGAGTCCTCTTCCAGCTCCTTGCATACGCTTCTACAAGAAATGGTGGTGGGTTCTGCGGATCATATTTTTCGTGCCACAATCCCCTAAAGCACGACATTTTATATACGTCAAAGCTGTTGCAACGTATCAACCTGCGCGTCTGCGTCTTCCGCCCCTCCAGAATTGCCCTGACCATTTCCTTATTAAAAAGAATTGGTTTGATCTCCATCCTTTATGTCATCCTTCCCATGTTTCACTCTGTCGCGCTCCTCCGCGCGCTTTGCCTCGTTCCACCTGTCCAGCGTGCCAACCAGATATCCGGTAATCCGGCGGATGCGCTCAAAGCGAACATTTTTCTCGCTCCGGCCGCAGTTCGGGCAGCTGTCGCCGATGATCCCGTTGTATCCGCAGATCGGATCGCGGTCGACCGGATGGTTTATGGATCCGTAGCCGATGCCGCTCTCCTTCATCAGGCGGATGATCTTCTCAAACGCTTCCAAATTCTGCGCGGTATCTCCGTCAAGCTCCACATAGGAAATATGCCCGGCGTTGGTCAGCGCGTGATAGGGCGCCTCCAGTTTGATCTTCTTCGCCGCGGTGATCTTGTGGTACACCGGCACATGGAACGAGTTGGTGTAATACTCCCGGTCGGTCACGCCCGGGAGAACGCCGAAGCGCGCCTTGTCCATGCGCACAAACCTGCCGGACAGCCCCTCCGCCGGCGTGGCCAGCAGAGTGAAATTCAGTCCTGTTTCCTCCGCCTTCGCGTCGCACCTATCGCGCATATGACCGATGATCTCCAATCCAAATTGCTGCGCCGCATCGCTCTCTCCGTGATGCTTGCCTGTAAGCGCAACCAGCGTTTCCGCAAGCCCGATGAACCCGACCGAAAGCGAACCATGCTTCAGTACCTCGCCCACTTCGTCGTTTGCGCCCAATTTATCGCTGTCGATCCAGTTCCCCTGCCCCATCAGGAAGGGAAAATTGTAAACGCGCCGCGCGGACTGCACCTTGAGCCTTTCCAGCAGCTGGTCAAAAACCAGATCCATCGTCTCGTCCAGGTCCGCATAGAACTTGTTCAAATCGCCTCGGGCGGTAATAGCAAGCCGCGGCAGATTGATGCTCGTAAAGCTAAGGTTTCCGCGCCCGTTGGAGATCTGCCTTTCCTTGTCGTGAACGTTGCCGATCACGCGCGTCCGGCAGCCCATATAGGCGATCTCGGTCTCCGGATGTCCCGGCTTGTAATACTGCAGATTGTGCGGTGCATCCTGAAACGAGAAGTTCGGGAACAGCCGCTTTGCGCTTACGCGCATTGCCAGCTTGAACAGGTCGTAGTTCGGATCTTCCGGATTGTAGTTGACGCCTTCCTTTACACGGAAGATTTGGATCGGGAAGATCGGCGTTTCGCCGTTGCCAAGCCCCGCTTCCGTTGCCATCAAAAGCTGCTCTATGGCCATCCTGCCCGGCCAGCTCGTATCCATCCCGTAGTTGATGGACGAAAACGGGACCTGCGCCCCGGCGCGAGAATGCATCGTGTTCAGATTGTGGATCAGGCCTTCCATGGCTTGGTAGGTGTCGCGGATCGTTGCCTGACACGCCATATGGTACGCCCAGTCATCGTCATCCTCGCCGCCGCCCATTTTCTCCGCGATCTTCAAATAATGCTGACAATGCTTTTCATACGTCGCCCGAACCCCGTCCGCCATCGCGTAATCGAAGTTCACAATGCTCTGCCCGCCGTGCTGGTCGTTCTGATTGCTCTGGATCGCGATCGCAGCCAGCGCCGCATAGGACCCAATGCTCTTCGGCTCCCTGAGATGCCCATGCCCTGTATCGAACCCGCCCTCAAACAGCTTGATCAGGTCGATCTGGCAGCAAGTGGTCGTGTACCCGTAAAAGTCGAGGTCGTGAATGTGAATATCCCCGCGCCTGTGCGCTCCCTCAGCCTCCGCAGGAACCATATTGTCCAGATAATATTCCTTAGCCGTGTTCGCGCCGATCTGGAGCATCGCGCCCATAGCAGTGTCGCCGTTGATATTGGCGTTATCCCGCTTTGCGTTCGCCTCGGCCGAATCCACCAGCACGATGCCGTCCAGAATCTCTTTGATTTTCCCGCTCATTCCTCTGCCTCCCTCAGAAAATGAAGAATCACATCCACGCCGTCATCCCCGTAAACCACTTCGTAAGGCACCCTCTCGTCCGGCACATATCCCGAAGGAACCGGTATCGTCCTCGGCAGCCCCTTATAATGTACATCGACTTGTGCCCCGCCGCACCCGCACAGCGCGCATGCAATCGCCGCCGCCAGCATGAGCACCGCGATCTTCTTCATCTCTCGCCCTCCTGCGCCCCGCGCCATTCCCAGCCCCATTTGCCGCTCCATGGCGTACATTCATGAAAGCACTGCCCATCTGACTCCCTGTGTTTGCAGTACGCGCAGTAATCTCCGCTGAAATAGTTCGTCGCGCACAGGCTCTTAACGTCCGCAACCGCCGCGTCCCGCTCCCGCTTGACCTGCTCCATTTCTTCGCACTTCTCGCATTCTTCCTGCCGGAAGTCGTCTGCAAAGCGCTTCATCTCTTCGATGCTGTACGCCGCCTTGGAAAATCTCCCGCCCGTCACATGACACAAAAGCTCCGCCAGTTTAGCTTCCAAATCAGCCAGCCCGTTTTCCGCGGCCTCTTTCTGGGCTTTCAGAGCTTCCATCATCTCTGCCGCAACCAGCAGCGGGTTTATCTTGTTCGCTTGGCACAGTTCAAACAGCGGGCATTCAACCGCAGCGCACACGTTCTTGTTCGCCGCGCAGCACCGCAGTCCGGCGATCATCCGCTCCACATTGTTCAATCGTCGTCCTCCTCCCAGGCGCTCCCGTCCGCCTGCCTCTCCTCGTCCTCGTCCATCCTGTCCGAAACCCGCACCGCCGAAAGCACAATCAGCAGCATCACCACAATCACCATCACGATAAATACCTTCATGTATCATCCTCCCTTCCCTTGTCCAAACCTGCCAAACGCTTCCGTTCCTTGCCTTGCCAAGCCTAAACTTGCCTGCCCAGCCATAGCATACCCTTCCGCGCCTTGCCATGCCTGCCTTGCCCAGCCACAACGAGCCAAGCCTATCCGTGCCTGCCGTTCCCTGCCTACCACGCCAAACCCAGCCCTTCCTGCCAAGCCGTACCATGCCGAGCCTAAACACGCCTGACCTGCCGCACCCATCCTCGCCACGCCCTGCCAAGCCTAACCTGCCGTACCTTGCCTATCCGGAACCTGCCAAGCCATGCCTAACCTGCCGTGCCCAGCCGTGCCCAGCCTTTCCTTGCCTAAACTTGCCTGCCAAGCCATCCCTACCGAGCCTAACCTCTCCCTGCCTGCCTCGCCGAACAGCGCCAAGCCAAGCCTAACCATTCCTGCCATGCCACGCCTAAACACACCTTGCATCGCCGTGTCAAAACGCTTTCAAATCAGCCGGCCAATATTTTCTCCATCGCTTCCACGACAGTTTCGATCTCACTCAGCCTCTTGTACTTCGCAACGAAGCTCTCCATCTCGGCCTTGGCCCTCTTGAGCATCTGCGCCTGCAGTTCTTCATTGCCCACCACGCGCCTGATGCTCATGTACGCCCCGGCAGTCCCGCCGATATGCACATTCACAAACGCCCTCGGGCAATTCTCCGGATCGTCGTCCCCGCTCACCACAACAAGGCTGCGTATGATCCCCGCCGCCTGGCTCTCGCGCCATTTCTCCGCCGCCGCGCCGTCGTCCCATTCAAACTCCCCGTGCAGCGGATCGCTCGGGTCCCTGCTTGCGTCCAGCAAGGTCTTCGGAGAGAGCCCTTTCGGGCTCCTCTCCAGTCTCTCGCAAACCTCTCCGGCGACCTGCGCCTTCGCCTTGTAAAGCCCCTTTATCCGATATTCGTATACCATCTCATCCCTCCACTTCCACATGGAACCGGCCATACTGGCCGTCCTTTTCCGGGCGCCACTCGCCAATGCCGCACATATACCCGCCCACATTGATCGCGTTCACGATCTGCTCAAGGCTGTATACGCCGTTGTCGTTGTGGCTCAGTTCCAGCATCATCCTCCATTCGCGGAACATCGCCCTGTAGCGGATGTCCGCCGTGCCCATTCCCACGCGCACCATATCCTCGCGCATCTCCGGCACGCCTTCGATCTCGGCCATGCTCCCGTCCTCGGTGTCCACGCCGCGCAAGAAGAACGCGCCGCGCATGCTGGCCATGTCCTTGACCATGCCCGCGCGATAAACGCTGCTGATCGCCGCCTGCTTGATGCCCGTCACCGGGAACCCGAACCGCGCGCCGCTCTCCAGCGCCTGTGCAAACCCTTCCGGGGTCTTGTCCTCCGGCTTTTCCGACAGCCAGTACATGCTGTCGATAAAGTCAGCAAACGGGTCCTTCGCCTCGCGCGCCTTCTTCGCCTTCGCGATCTTCATCTGCGCTTCCAGCATCAGCCTCTTGGCCTTCTCGCTCCACGCATGGACGATCAGGGGTGTGTCCCCCACAATAGCGATCCTCGTTACGGTCTCCTTAACCGGCCTGATCGTGATCTCGATGTTTTCCTTCTTCGCTGCCATTTGTGTCATCCATCCTTTCAAAACGCTTTCAAATCTTTCTGCCCGTTTTCCGGCGGGCATTTCCCGAAAATCCCCTTATGCGAAACTGTGTTCCTGCTTGTCTCTCTCGGCCTGCCTCAGCTTCGCGACCGTACTCTTCTCTTCCGCCTGCTCTTCAGCCTGCCCGCGCTTGACCGGCCCGTTCTCCGCAATCCGGATCACCGTCTCAATCCTGCGCGGCGCGCCCGCATCCTCGTTTCCGGCAGAGCAGATATCGTTGAGCACACAGTCCCAACAGCTGCTCCTCTTCTCGCACGTCCGGATCAGTTCGCCCGCCTCCAGCACGTCCCTGCATACGATCTCAACCATACATCCTCCTTAATCAAATATACTGATCTGTTCTCTGCTAACTTCGTCGTCGAGCCGTTTTTTTGCAAGATCGAAATATACCTTATCGAGTTCAAACCCCACGGCGTCATGCCCTGTCCTGTGACATGCGATCAAGCTACTTGCACTGCCAACATGCGTGTCCAGTATCTTCCAGCCCGGTTCGGCGAATCTCGTAAGCAGCCATATATAAAGCGCAATCGGTTTCTGTGTTGGATGTATCCGCTCCTCGTTCAGCCGTTTGTTTCCCTGCTGGATCCGCCCCTCGGCAATACTTTTCCCTTGAAACATACCGTTCCACATGTACGGGAAAAGCCGTACCGAATCAAAGAGATCTGTCGCTGCGATTTCAGCATCGCTGAACGTAGACGTACCGTTGCATTTGTCCCATACAATCCTGCCGGGTGCAAATTTCCAGTCAAAGTAGTTGCATCCAAAGACAATATAATGCTTGCTTATCCTCTCAAGCTCGGTGAAGTACGCATCTCCCGGAACCTGCCACTTGTCGACCGAAACATTGTAGTGCCTCTGAACTCCTGTGCGGCTCACTTTTCTCCCGTAATATCCACGCCTCTCGGGGCCACTGTAGTACGGAGGGTCGACAATGGCCAGATCAAAACTCTTGTCCGGATACTCCTTCATAGCTTCCATGCAGTCCGCGCACTTGAACTCGATATGTGCCATCAGAACGGCAACTCCTCATCGTCCAACTCGCTGAACCCGCCCGCGTCCCTTGCCTGCGCCGGCGGCGCCATCGCTTCCAGACTCGCCTGCGCGCCACCTTCCTGCTTGCTGCTCAGGAACTCGACAAAGTCCGCAACGACCTCGGTCACATACCGCTTCGTACCATCCTGCGCAGTGTAGCTGCGCGTCTGAAGCACTCCGATCACGCCAGCCCTGCTCCCCTTCTTGAGGAACTTTGCGCAGTTCTCCGCCTGCTGCTTCCAGACCACCACCGGAATGAAATCCGCCTCGCGCACACCCTGCTGGTTCGCAAATCGCCTCTGCACCGCCAGCCTGAACTGTGCAACAGCAAGTCCGCTCTGCGTGCTCCTCAGCTCCGGATCATCCGTCAACCGTCCGATCAAAACAACATTGTTCAATTTGCCTTCTCCTCCAGTCCGCTCAGTACAAACAGCATGCACGGCAGTGCCATGCCGTTGCCCCACATTTTGTAGATCGCGCTGTCGCTCCCTTCGACCTCGCCGTGCGGGTCGATCACGCGCATCCAGTCGTTGTTCTCAAGCCACCAGCCGGTGATCGGCTGTTTCTCGCATCCGTATACATACCAGTCCAGGAAACCCTGCAGTCTGCAGCATTCCATCGGAGTCAGTCGCCGCACGATGTACCTGCGGGGCGGCTTTGCATTCTGCACTATCATCTGCTGATCATGCATGCAGTTCAGTGCTCCGATCACATCACTCATCTGAACCTGGTGCATCTGGTCATTTCCGAAGCATTGTGGAGCATTTTCTGCCACCAAATACTTTCTGCTGTCCGTATCCAATGTACAGCACGGGTCACCCGGCTGCGGATTACTTGCGTTCTCTTTACTCGTTATCCCGACGCCGGGATACACAACGCACGCACTGTAGTCCGTAACCCTGTTCTGGTGATCGCTGGTCAGATTCGGAGCAACTTTCCCGTCGCCGTTTCCTCTGCAATCGTAAACAACTGGATCTTTGCCGCCTTGCAGATGTTTTACGTTCAGTTCTCCATCTCCAGTACCTCGATCAGCGCTTCCCACAGCCGCGGCGGCAGCGCCTTTCCGCGCCTCTCTGCCCTGTTCAGGATCCCGCCACAGGCCTTCGCGCTCAAAAAGTATTTCTCCGGCGCGTTCTCCTCCAAGATCGACGACAAGGAAGATACGACGGCGACGCTGGGGCACTCCCCTGTATTGCGCATCCAAGACTCGCCAGGCGAGGGAAAAACCGTCTCCCACGATACAACCGGCGTTTCCCCAAACAAGCTTGTCTGCACCGGCTCGTCCTTTCCTCGGAGGTTCAGGTACATCACAGGGATGATCGGCGCAGGATACGAACGCCTTGAGGACTTCGTGGAAGTCTCTCCCCTGATTGCTTGAAAACGCTCCCGGCACGTTTTCCCATACGATATATCGCGGGTATTTTCCATTCGTTGCCCTCCTCATTTCCTTGATGATGCGTACCATCTCGTAGAGCAGATGGCTGCGCGTCCCGCCCTGCAAGCCGGCTTGTTTCCCGGCCACACTCAGGTCCTGACAGGGGCTTCCTCCCACGACCGCATCAACGGGTTCGATCTCTCCTCCGTTGATCTTCGTGATATCGCCCAAGTGCTTCATTCGCGGAAACCGCTTGCTCGTTACCTTGACAGGAAACGCCTCGATCTCGCTGGCCCATACAGGTTCCCAGCCGAGGATCGCCGCGCACAGCGGCGCCGTTCCGCTCCCGTCAAACAAACTGCCGAGTTTCAACTATTCGCCTCCCCCCATCTCCTCCATCGTTACCTGTCCGTCCGGTCGCTTCCAAAGCCCGCTGCGCAGCTTCATGTCGATGACCCTCTTCGCCAGAGCAATACCTCCGTCCACAAACTGCGGCGGATGCCCCTCCACGATGATTGCCAGCCCCTCCAGAGTGCCGCACCGCATCACCTGCTTCTCCTGCCGGATTTCAAACCCCTTGTACTTCATCCGTTCATCCTTTCTCCCCGTCTCGCTCATTCGTCGTCCTCCAGCGGGCTGATCGTGATCTCGACCCGCGGCCTGTCCTTGTCATATCGCACCCGGCTGCCGTCATGCCCGGCGATGATCCTGCTGTTGTCGTCCGCAAGCACCCTGCCGTCGACCAGTATGTCGTCCGTAGCCTCTTGAAGGTTCGTCTGGTCAACAATCCTTTGCGTGCCCATGTAGTGCACAGCCTTCACGTTCACCCGGCAATTGATTTCCAACCGTAAACGCTCCGGGATCTGCAAAAGAGCCATGCGCTCATACACTTCGAACGCCCTGCTCGGCAGCGGAACATTCTTTTCCTTGCCGTTCTTCGTCTTCACGCGCACCGTGTTCTGGCTGTTCTTCTTCGTTCGCGGGTCGCCTTCCCAAACCATCTGAATCGGCCATTTGATCTTTGTCATACCGGCTCTTCCAAGCTTTCAAATCTTTCTCTGTTCTGCCGGATCGCCGCCCGCGTCCTCGCCGCATTTTCGACCATCCTGCAGGTCTGCTCCCAATGCTTCGCCCGCTGATATACCACTCCGCCGCGCTCGACCCTCTCGATCCCGAACGCCTCGTTCCAACCGTCGATCGTCTTCATCCCGATCTTCTCATTCCCGCTCATTCGCGCCTCCTGATGATCTCTCTTGCCGCTTCCCGCTTCACCTGTGCAATAGCGCTCCTGCGCTCACCGCTCACCACCGCAAGGATCGGGCACATTTCCTTCACCCTGCTGTAAATCCTCGCATGCTGCATATCGATCGGCTCGTCCAGTTCTGCCTTGCTCAGGTTCATCGTCAAAAGCACCGGCTTTTTGCTGTTGTATCGCACGTCCAGCACCTCAAACGCCTTTTCCAGTCCGAACGACGTGTCCCTCTCAGCTCCCAAATCGTCGATCACCAGCAAGTCGGCCTTCTCGATCTCTCCCAGCAATTCGTTTCGCGTCTCGCTCTCGGAAAGGCCCGTGACGAGACTTGCCATCGTCGCCATCTTCACTCTCCTGCCGGCCTCGATCAGCCTGTTGGCTACGCACGCCGCCCAGAACGTCTTGCCTGTGCCGTTTTCTCCGCTCAACGCAACTCCAATGTTCCTGTCCCGCATCTCGCTAAACCGCTCAGCATAGTGTTCCAGCATCTCACGGATCGCCCGGCTCCTGCCGTCGTCCGCCTCAAACCGGCTCTCGCGCCACCTGGCGCTCGGCATCGCTTTTTCTCTCCGCTCTTTGAGCGCGGTTTCCCGCTGCGCGGCATAGATCGCGTCGCTCTCTTCCCTCCGGCATCGGCAGGCCACCGAGAACAACCGCGGCCCGCCAAACTGTGCCCGAATAGCTTTTGAATCAAGCAGCGCCATTTTCAGTTCGCCGCATTCGCCGCAAACCAATTCGCCCTTGACCGTCCACCGGTCCTTCGCTCCGGCCCGCCCGTTCACAGCCGCGCCTCCTTCGACTGCCGCCTTGAACGCGTCATCCATTCCGAACGCTCCTTCCGCTCATGAACTCTTCAGGGTCAATGCCCTCGTACTTCTTCCCCGCAGGAGCAGCGCCCTTTCCGCCCCGCTTCCGTGCGTCAAACGCCGCCGTCTCTGCCTTGGCCGCGCCCAGCGTCATCAGCCCCTTCTGGCACCAGCCCTCAATGATCGCTCTGACGTAGCCCCAGCTTCGCGCACCGTTTGCAATCGCCTTGTCCACCGCGTAGCACATCGCCTCGTCCGTCATGCCCCGCTCATAATAATCGCGGATCTCGTCATAATGCATCGGCGAGAGGAAGACGCCGCAGTCGTCGCAGTATCCCGCAACCGTCTTCTGCTTCCCCTCCATCAACTCACCGTCCACGGCGACCAGCTCCAGTACAGTACCCTTCTCCGTATCTTCTCCTTCGTGATCATAGGTACTACTTCTATCGTTACCTTCTTCGTTAATAGATACAGAGTATGAGTTATGATGATTATTATTATTATCATCATAATCTATACTATTCTTATCTATACTATTCTGTGTATACAGATTGTCTACAGTTTGTATACAGCCTGTATACGGCTTGTATACAGGAAACCAACCATCCTCACAGTTTTCGATCTCGGTTTTTGTGGAATTTTTCGCCCCGTCCTGCCCGTCCGTATACAGTTCGTCTACATTCTGTATACGCTCCGTATACGAACCGTCTACATTTTGTATACAAGGCTCTTCATTCAGGACGTATGCCTTGTCCCTGTCGGTCTGGATCATCGCCTTTTCGCTCTTGAAACCGCTCTCCTTGAACCGATCCTTGGCGATATAATTGTTCACTTTCCAGTGGCGGATCAGCATCACGCCGCTTTCAAATCGGATAACGAATTTCTGCCTCAGCAGTTCATCAACGTCAGCGTCCGATGCCCCAAGCATCCTCTGAACGCTCTTCGCATTGTTCAAAAAGCCCTCGTCGTCGGCGGACATGCAAAGCTGAAAATAAAGCGCCTGCGCGGAGAACGGCATGCTCGTAAACACGTCGCTCCCGATCACCTTCGTTGAAAACATCCTCTTATCCGCCATAACGCTGCTCCTTCTCTGCTCCTTATTAGAAATCTCTGTCAAGCCGTCTGCCCGGCTTCCTGCTTCTGTTCCGGATCTTCTTCGCCTTCGCGCTCTTGCTGCGAAAATAGTCTTCCACTGCGTTCTTCGTGGTCGGCGGCTCCGCCTTCTCTTTCAAATACTGCAGTTCCCATGCGTAATATTTCAGGCAGCTTTTCTTGCACTCTGCCGACCTGTCTGGGCAATCCTGTTTGCATGGATGATCACTATGCTTCAAGGCATCAACCCCCATCTGTATAAGCAAATCTTTTGTGCTACAAGCGAAGCCACAAGCAGCAGTCCTGCCACTCCTCCGCCCACCAACCACTCCGTTGCGATCTCCCTGCGCATTGCGTGCCGTTCCTTGTGCCTTTCGTACCGCTCCATATCCATCCTGCGATACTCGCCCAGGCGCGCGTCCTGCAGCCTGATCCGCTCCTTCAGTCGGCGCTTTTCCCGTTCGCTCTGCTCCAGAGCGTCTTCCAGCTTTTTGATCCTCTGAATCAGGACCGGGTTCACCAGGTCCTCTTTCCTGATCTGTGCCATCCTTCTCTCCCTCCGGCGCCCCAAACGCCTCTTCATAACTCATCCCGGTGCCGACCAATATCTTGTCGATCACCTTTTTCGTCGGCCCGTTCTTCCCTTCCCCCGCAAGAATCCTGTAAAGCCCCTGCGGATTCAGCCCGCACTTTCTGCCAAACTGCCGAACCGACATATTCCTCTCCGTGAGGTATTTTGCAATCCCCTCATAGCAGATCGATGTCTCCTTCGGGTCAGCCCCGCCCACATTGGCCCAGTAAATGATCTTGCCGACCCTCTTGCGCGAGATCCCGTATATATCCGCGATCTGCTGATGAGACATCCCTTCAAGCAGCCACTTTTCATACACGGCCCTGCACAGCTCCGGCGAAATATCCCTCAGCCCTTGCTTCCTCATCCCGTCAGTCCTTTGCGTACTGATACTTGTATCCGCATTCGGGCCAATAGTCCGGCTCGACCGGCACCGGGAGAGATCGGAACGTCCGCCTCAGCGCGCATTCCTTCACTTCCTTGCCCGTCTTGCTGCAGAACATGCACTTGTCCTTGCACCCTTCTACCAGCGCCGCCATGTCCTCGTGCGAAACCACGATGCCCGTAGCCCTGTTCAGATCGTCTCCGATCATCGGCACCCCGATCCGTATCCGGATCGCGTCCGTGTTCATCTCCATCGCCCTTCGGCTTGCCTCCGGGATCACAGCCTTTATCTCGCGAAACGCCTTGTTCAAGGCCCATCTGGCCGTGTTCACCGTCTTCCGGCACCCGGCCTCGTCCATCAGCTCTTCCAAAGGTTTCAAATATTCCTGTCCTAAAATCCTGCGGATAGCGCCCAGCCCAAGAAAAGCAACCTGCTGGTCACGATTCAGCCTGTCGCGCTTTTTCGTCGTAATACTCACGGCAGCGCTCCCTCCTTGCCAGAATCTTCAGCAACAGCGCGGCGCTGTCCTCCGGGTCCCACATCTCCTCCGGGAAGATGTCAATGATCACGCGCCCGTCAATAACGACCTGCTCCTTCTCCATCAGTTCTGCCCTCCATTCATCCCTTCAGCCTTAGTTCTGGCTTTTGTTATCATCCTGTGCTATCATCTCTCTGAAAGGAGGTGTGCACATGAATCTGTCCGATATCACTCGCGTCCACGAAACTTCACGTCAGTCCGAAGTCAACGAATTCCTGTCTCTCGGTTGGAGAATCCTTTCCGTCTATACCACGGCCTATGACGTTATTCCTCCGGGCTGTAACCACCAGACCGTCCATTACGCCCTGGGTTGGCCCGGCAATGATCCGGTATTCCCGAAACGGGAAACCGCTTACAGCCCGGAACTTTTCGTCAACGGTAACGAATAAGCACCCACTCAATCTCTTCCCCCTGGAACAGCGCGCTGATGATAGCCCAACATTGGGTCTGCACAAGCTCCGCTGCTTCCCGGGGGTTTTTCGTCTGCCGCACTTCCTTCGCGCAGCTCAAAATCGGATTGACCCTGA